GATCAGCCGAAGCAGTCAGGCAGCGCTATGAGTCCGGGGAGACTTGTAGAGCTCTGAGTGCTAGGGGGGTTTTAGGGGGGATTTTTCGATTCGTCAAGAGGAAAAAACTTCGGATTTCGGAAGATCGCAAAACACCGCCGCCTCGCGTCGTTCAGGGGGATCTCCTTTGCGATACGCGAGGCGGCGGATGCGGGATCGGAGGCGGTTCTCTCCGGCTCCTGCACCGTGCAGGAGCGCTCCCTGATGTGCTATCTGCGCGAGGTCGCGCGCCAGAGCAGGATCATCGAGACGGCGCGGCCGACGAGATCGGCGCGCAGGCTCGACTCGACCGACTCCCAGCGCAGCTCGCGGCTCGCGATCGTCTTTCGGTCGTGCCGCAGGAAGAGCGCGAGATGGCTCTTCGACGGCGTCAGGTGACCAGGCCGGAGGTCGAGCGCGAGGCCGACCGTCAGGAGCCGTCGCACCGGGGCCGGGATGTCGCGGTCTCCCGCGAGCACCTCGGCCGCGCGCTTTGCCTCGGTGAGCGTGTAGGGCCGGAACACCTCCGGATCCTCCTGCACGATACCCATCTGGCTCCGGATCGACTGCGAGCCGGGAAGCTCGAGCCGCGTCATGCGCGCACCTCCTCGGGCCGCGCGTCGCGGAGGATCTCCTCGATCACGCTCGCGCGACCGGGGATCCGGCGGATGCGACAGACGACCGCAGCGCCGAAGGCCTGCTGTGCCTCGAGCGCGCCGGCGAGCGCCTCCGAGACGCGGTAGACCTCTCCCTGCTGCTCAAGCTTCCACCAGGTGCCGGACGCGTGCGCGAGGCTGCTGCTTGGCAGGATCACCGCCGTCGCGATCTCCTCGACCTCCGGAACGGTGACGACCGCCTCGACCTTGCGCGGCGTCGGCGTCGGATCCATCAGGGCGACCGCGTCTGCGGCGCGCTCGGCCGCGCTGGGGCGCTTCGGCGCGGGGAGCGCCTTCCGGGCCGTCGACGGCGCGGACGGCTCCACGGGCGATTCTCCGACCTCTTCCGTGATCGTTCCGGACTGCGCCATCTCGTCGCTGGTGTACAGACCGGAGAGTTCGGCCGGGAACGCGCGACGCAGCGCAAGCGCCTCGGCGCACTTGCCGAGCATCAGCGCCGGCATCTTTCCCCAGAGGCCCATGAGGTTCCCGTCCTTCGTGCGCCCTGCGTACTCGCTCCAGAGAGCAGTACCGAAGCACGGCTCGCGGAATCCCGTGCGCCACACGCCGACGCGCGCAGCAAAGGGAGGAGCAGACTCGAGCCAGAGGTCGACCCAGCGACCGTCGCGGTCGGCCCATTGCATCTGCGTCTGGCCCTCGTACTGGCCGCTCCTCTGCGCGATCAGCCGGAATCCGTCGATCGAGACCTGAATCTGCATGACCTCGCGCTTCTCGCGCGAGTCCCAGCGGCGCACCGCAAAGATCTGGCGGCTGAACGGGCAAAGGCCCGTGCGGTCGCAGACCTTCGCGAACATCATCAGCTCGGTCTCGTTCGCGCCCTTGCAGATCGCATCCGCGAGCTGCTTCATGAGGGAGGCATTTCCCTCAAACTTCACGATCTCTTGCATGGCTGTCTCCTTCTGCGGCATCGTGCCGCGATACGGGGGTCTACCATATCGACCGGAGACCAGACATTCCACACAAAATTCCCAAGAATCTGCCGGAGAAACTCCTCGCAGTACGCGTCCAGGTCGCAGCGCGCGAGGCTCTGGTATCCATCAGAGCCGTGAATATTCAGGCAGGGATGATCCGCCGCGACGCGGCCCGGTCGTTCGGCCTCGCGTCGCTCTCATGGGATTCCTATGACCTGCTGACGCTGACCCTCGACCTTTGCGACGACGACGAGCTACGCACGCTCGTCTCGCAGGCGCGGCACTCGCTGCTCGAATACCTCAGGCGATGAGCGAGTCGGCGATCGTCTCCGAGCCGGCCGTCGCGTCTGGCAGGCAGAGGCCGAGGTCGTACATCCCGAACAGACGGTCGAGCGCGACGGCAAATGCGCCGTTGGCCGAGTTCGTGAAGGTGTACGAGAAGTTGTCGTCGGCGTTGAAGTCGCTGCTGCCGCTGATGATCGCGAGGTACTGCGAGCCAGGCGCGAGCTGAACCATCTCGGCGACGATCACCTCGTCGATGTACATCGCCGCAGTCGCGACGCCGGCAGTCGTCTCGACGACGAGATAGGTCTCGGTCGGAATGACGCGAGGCGCGAAGACGGTCGCGGTCACAAGCGCCCACGAAGTCGTCAGCGCGCCGTGCGCTGCCGTCGCCGCGAATGTGCCGCCGCCAATCACATTCCCCGAGCCGTCCTGCACCGAGACGCGGAAGGTGCCTGTCGCGCTCGCGTCCTTCTTTGCGGCGAACGCGATGACATACGGCCGATCCGGCGTCAGCTTGCCGACCGTGCCTGCGCCGGTGCCGAGCTGCTGGCGCAGCTTCCAAGTCGTGCTCGTCGCCGCAGCCTTGATGCAAGTCGTGCTTCGGTAGTAGGTCGTCGTCTCGGTCAGGAAGTCCGTGCCGGCCGTGCCGCTCGAGACCGTGAAGAACTCCGGCACATTCGAGGTCATCTGCTCAAAGTCGGAGTTCGTGAGGATGTTCTGGTATCGCGGCCCCGCGTCCACATTCGCGCAGAGCGCCGACGCCTGCATCGCGCGGCCTGATCCAGCGGGATAGCGACGGTCGAGCGTCGAGAACGCAGGCTGGCCGCGGATCTGGAAGATCTCGACTCCGCGCGCGATCGAGCCGTTCTGCGCGTCCGTGATGCAGCGGATGTCGAGCACCTCCGCGCGGATGTTCGGCCAGTTCGCCGAGTTGCCGAGGAGAATGTTCGGCGTCTCGACGAGCGCGACGACGGTGCCGTTGCCGTTGTTCCCGGCGTCCGCCGTCAGCGTGCCCTTGCCGACCGTGTTGCGCTCGATCGTCTCCGAGTCCGTCTTCATCTGCTTGATGAGCCAGATGATCGCGTCGCGCGTGGACTTCGAGAGCATCGCGTTCGCGTTGCCAGCAGTCGCCTCCGCGTAGCACATTTCGATGAGCGTCGTCGCTGCGGCCGACTGAAGCGACGCGAGCAGCGGATCGAGGCTCTTCGCCTGCGCCTCGGCCTCGCCGAGCGCCGCGACCATGTAGGAGTCCGCGCTCGAATACTCGGCCTTGATGTCGGCGATCTCGGTGACGATCGTCGACTGGTAGCCGCGCACAAGGTCGAGCAGATAGATGATCTTGCCGAGGCGCGTGAAGAGGCCGTTCGATCCGTCGTAGACAAGTGCCATCTGTTATTCCTCGATCCCGTAGAGCGTGACGGTCACATGGTTTCCGGTCGAGCAGAGGATCCAGAGCGAGTCGCCCGGCCCGAGGTAGTACGGACCCGTATCCTGGAGCACGGCGTTCTTCGAGACCGTGACCTCGTAGTACAGAGCGTTTCGCGTCGCGACCGTCTCGCCTGGGCGCAGGTGATAGAGGTTCACCGTCGTGCTGCTCGAGTGGATGTTCGTCATGACGATCGACTTGATCTCGCAAGTCTTCGTCGACGGGCATTGATAGAACGACCGCGCCGTCGTCGTCGGGATCTCCGAGACGAGCTTCCGCGCGCGAAGGTCTGAGCGGAATACGGGATTAGGAAGCGCGCTCATCGGTGCTCTCATCGGGCAGCGGGAGCGCGGCGTTCAGCGCGGCGCGCCGTTCCTTGCATCCGCATGGCTTCCCGGTCACGCGCTCAACGGCCTTTGCGACGGTCGCGATGCCCGTCGCACGGGCGACGCGGTGCACGATGTCTCCGGCTCCGCGCGCTGGCCCGTCATATTGCTCGCACATTCCGCAGACGCCTGGCGACGGCCGGCCTCCGTAGAGGCCGAGCGAGCATCCGTTTCCGTTGTGGTGCTTGCAGCTCATGTGATGCTCGGGATATCCATCTGCACGCTCGTCTGCTGGCAAGATCCCGAGAGAACCTGCGCGCAGGTCGCGACCTCGCCAAAGGTCGCGAACGGCGCTTCTTGGCAGGTGCCAGGAACAAGCGCGCTCCATGTCAGGTTCCTCTCCCAGTCGAAGTCGCATCCGGTCGCCGTCCTGCGGACGGCAAAGTCGCTGTCGGTCGCCGAGAAGACGGTGCCTTCGTTCACGAAGCATGGCGCTGGATTCGAGGTTCCGGTCGACGACCAGTTCGCGAACCCGCCGTAGAGCGGCTTCCAGACAAGCGGAGTCTGCTGCCGGATGATGCAGTCTCCCTTCCGGTAGTACGCGTACCAAGCCCAACCGCTGCGCGGCGCGTCAAGGTACGCGTCGTCCTCCGTGCACTCGTAGACACCTGGCTGAGACTGTTGACCTGGGCCTGACTTGTAGAAGCGGCTGCCGTTGTCGACATTGAAGCAGCTCGAGGCGATCGCGACGACATAGCCGATGTCGTCAGGCCGAGGCTGCTCGACGCACGGGTTCTGGATGAACTGCTCGAAGGTTCCGAAGACCTGCGAGTAGTCGCAGAGCAGGACGATCTTCATGTCGACTTGGTGGTTGTACGAAGCCTGATATGGCGAGCAGAAGAGGATCGTCTGTCCGCCGTAGCAGTCCTCGAACTTCTCGCGCGCGAGCTGACCAGCCTCCTCGAGCTTGACGCTCGCGCGACCGGATCCTCGATAGAAGCGATCTGTACCAGAGGTCACGCGAGTCAGGACGCATTGATCGAACTCGATCTCGATGCTCCTGCGAAGGTACATGTTGATCGGGCCGATGTCGCCTCCGCCGTCGCACCATTGCGGACAGACGACCGTGTAGTCGACCGTCGCCTGGCATTTCGTTCGCGGCCCCCAGAGAACCGTGCTCGGGCAGTCGTCCTCGAACGGATCGCAGATCACCGGATTCCCCGGCTCGCAGCAGCATGAGTGCATGAACATGGCTAAAGGCACGCCGTCGTGTAGCCGTTGCCGGCGTGGAATCCGTAAAAGCCCGTTCCGCTGATCGGCTGGGCAAGAACAATGTTTCCAGGCTGGATTGGATTTCGTGCAATCACGACACCTCCGGGAGGTCTAGCCCAACCAACTCCGAAGAGGTCGTTTGTCTGTTGGTTGAATCCGGTGTCGGCTCTGTTCTCTGCTCCGTTGAGGCCGACGACATTTGACGAGTTCGGATCGTTCGTCCATTTCGGAGCGTTGTTCTCGATCTCGACGATCTGCTTCTTCATCGTGTATTGCCACGACTTGTTTTCCTCCATGATCGAGTATTGGAGGATCTTGTAGAACGCCGCTCCTCCCTCGCCAGGCGAGGCAGGAGAGTAGAAGAGAGAGCCGTCCTTGCGGTACTGCGGCGTGATCGCGACAGGGATCGGATACGGCTCGGTGATCGCGCCGATGATCGGATACGCCTTTTCGTCGTCCGGAGGATCGAGCGACGGATCCTTCGACGAAAGCCCGTCCGGCTTGTCGACCCATGCCTCGCCGTCGCGATGCACCTCGACCCATGTGTACACGCCGCCGGCAGGCTGACCCGTGATCTTCGCGGTGATGGATCGGCCTCGGATGCCGGCTCCGCCCAGCGGATTCCTCGCCGCCGCCTCAAGCGCCTCAAGACGCGCAAAGAGGTCGTTGAGGTGCGCGAAGGTCAAGCGACCGACCTCGCCGGATGTAAAGCGGGGGAGCTGCATCAGTCTGCGAGAATGTAATACTGGAGGTTCACGGCCGCGGTGTCGGCGCGCGCGGTTGGCGTCGCCGTCGTCAACCGGATGATCGCCGCCTCGCCGGCCTTCAGCTTCGCGAAGCCGACGAACGATCCGCCCGTGCCGGTGCCGATCTCGACGAAGTTCGTCGTGCCCGTGTTGCGGAAGTACGCGTATCCAGGCGAGGTCACATCGTTCATAATGATGACCTCCGCGGTCGTGCCGATCGTCTGCACGCCGCCGATCGCGGTGCTTCCAGAGAGCGTGACGCTGATCGCGCCGGGATTCTCGGTGTGGGCAAGCGATCCCTTCAGGACTGCCATCTTGAGCGTGAGCGTGATCTCGTCAGCCATCAGAAGTTCTCCGAGAGTGTGCCGAAGTTGCCGGTCAGCGGGAACGGTTGCACCCAGCGCACCTTCTTCGCGCGCAAAATGTCAGCGTTGTCACGCACGCAGATGACCTCGCGGTTCTGGTCGCGTTCCGGCATCTGGATCATGTGGAAGCGCGCGTCGAAGGCGAACTTGTGCGACAGGCTGTACTTGTCGACCGCGATGCGATTCGCGCTCGCGCCCTGATAGACGAGCGTGCCGGTCGCGAAGCCCTGAAAGATGCTGTTGTTCCTCTTGCCGGTCATGTTTGCGATCGTCACAAGGCGCGCCTGAATGCTCGAGGAAAGCACCGTCTCGCCGATCACGACGGACGCAAAGTTGACGAGACCGGAGACAGGCTCGCCGCCCGAGTCGATCGGGACGCCGCCGATGTCGTCGTTGTTCGGAGATCCCGTGCCGGCCGCGCCGACGCTCGGGTTCGCGCGCCAAGTGTCGCGAAACTCGCTCGAGAAGTCGACCGAGAAGTCAACATAGCCCGGCTCCTGCGGCTGGACGGTTCCCGGCTCGGTGTTCTCGTACGCGAACGAGACCTCCCAGACGCCGCGCGAATCTGGGAGATGCCGGATGTCGTAGCTGATTGCGTAGACATCCGTCTCGCCTGGGAACACATCTCCGACATCGGGAAGCGTCGAGCCGAAGAGCGCCTTGATCGTCGCAGGCTGCGTGATCGGAGAGCCGTCGTCCCAGACCGCGAACTTGCGCGATCCGGTCACCTTGCCGCTCGTCTGCGAGAGCGTGCGCGTCTCCTGAAGCTCGTAGACATCGGTCGCCATCAGCGGAATCCTCCAGCGCCGACATTCTCCATCGACTGCCGCAGGCGCTTCAGCTCCTTGAGGCTCTCCTCGTCGATCTTCTTCTTCTCGGCGTCGGTGTAGCTTGAGACCGTGAACGAACCGAGCGCGGTCTGCTCGGTCGTCTGAGCCTTGCCGACTTCCTCACGCGTCTGCTCGACCTCAGCCATCTGCTCTCCGATCGCGTCCATCTGACGAGACATCTCCTCGGCCCTTGCGCGCGCTTCTTTCTGGATCGCCTCCATCTCGCGCTTCTCGCGGTCTTCGATGGCCTTCTTCTCGTTCTCGAGGCGCTCGCGAATCTGCTTCTTGCGAGTCTCGGCCGTTCTGTTGATCGCGTCTCTCTCGGCGTTGTAGATCTTGTCGAGCAGTTCCTGCTCTTCCTTTGTCCTTGCGGCCTGCGTTTCTCTCATGCTGTTCCGCATGAGAAGCGCCAGATCCATCGCAGCCTTTGCGCCGATGGCCGCTTCCTCGTTCTGATTCTCCTGATAGAGAGCGATGCGCGAGTTCAGGTGCGCGACCGTGTACTGGTTCTTGAGATCGAAGATGGACTTCTCGAAGCGCTCGCTCTCTGCCTTCTGATCCTCAAGCGCCTTCTTTGCGCGAGCGGTTTCGGACTCCTTCTGCTTCTTGTCTGCCTCTTCCTGCTCAGTCGCGAGGATCGCTAGATTCCTTGTGACCATGTCTGCTTCGCTGGTATCAAGGAGACGCTCCGCAATGGCGTTTCCGAGGTTTACAAACGATCCAGCAAACGGAAGAGACTTCAGTACATCGTTCACGACTTCAGGACTGAAGCCTTCTCTGAATCCACGAGCAAGTGAATCCGCGACAGTCGCAAAGATCATCGGGCCGGCGAAGCGCTTGAACAGGTTTCCGACGATCTTCTCGGAGTCTGCCGAGAATCGCTCCGCAAACTTCTGCCCGGCCGTCATGCCAGTCTGCGCGGAGATCGCTTCGACGCGCTTCATCGAAGCCTCGAAGGCTCCTACCTGCGCGGTCACGGCGATGTGAATATCGCCAGCCTTCATCGCACGGACTCCTCGACATAGCGGCGCATCCAGTTGTCGCCGGACTCCGCGTCGTCACCGCGGAGCGCAAGCTCGAGATGACGCGAGAACTCGCCGACCGTCAGGTCGAGCGGGTTGCCGAGTCCGGGTGCTGCGCGAGCGATCATGTGCGCCTCCTTGATCCAGTCCCTCGGCACCTCAGGCACCGAGGGACTCAGCCGTTTCCCGGCGTCCCCTGCGTCGCGGCCTCGGTGTCGATGCCGAGGCACTCAAGCGCCAGGTACGAGAGGTCTTTCGGCTCGATCATCGAGGCGATGCGCTCCGCGTCATCGCTGGCGGCTCGCAGGACGCGCATCGCGCCATCGTGCGTGAAGCAGTCCATCACGATCGCCGAGGCGACGCGCGCCTTCCTGCGGCTCTCGCTGATGTGCTTGAGCGCCTCGGCGTGACCCATGCCGAGCGCCTTCGCGTCAGCAGCGGCGCGTCGCGCCTCGGTCTCCGAGTAGTCGTCGGCGACGGCGATGCGCTCGCGGACGGTCAGCGGCCGGAGCGTTGCCTTTGAGCCGTCTAGAAGGTCGACGGCCCACGGTGCGATCCTAATCATTCCTAGCCCTCCTCATCAGATCAGCGAAGCCGTCGTCGACCGGAACGACGACACGCGCCGCGCCGGCGCGTCGGATCTCCGCGTCGGAAACCTCTTGCGGCTTGACTCCCTGAGCGCGCAGCGCGCAGCGGAGCGCAAACTCCGCGTCGATCCGACCGGGCGTCACGCGCCGCGTGACTATCCCGCCAGAACGAAGCTTGAGCGTGACGATCCAGTCGTCCGCTTGCGGAGTCGCGACTTGCTGAACCCTCTCAAGGCTCATCTCAGATCAGCCAGGTCACGACCGGAGCGACGCCGTCGGCGTTCTCGAAGTTCGCCGTCAGGGTCGCGTCGCCATTCTTGTCGCTGTTGAACGCGAACGAGTTGAAGACGCAGTTGGCGACGATCTTGGCGTCGGCCGTTCCAGTGCCGTCGTAGACCGTCAGCGTAAGCGCCGCAGTCGCGGTCGCGTTGAAGAAGCTGGAGGTGTTGGCCGCACCTGCCGTATTCACACCGATGACCGCGTTCAGCGATCCGGTCAGGTCGAGCAGGCCGACGCGCCGGCGCTTGCCTGTGTCGCCGAACGCCGTCAGGTCGCTCGAAGGACGCGAAAGGGTCGCCGCGAACGAGCGAACCTTGAACTCCTCGGCCGCATCCGAAAGCGTCACATTCCCGTCGTTGCCGATCACATAGGTGTCGATAGCCATAGTTACCTCAGATGTCGAAGGCCGTGACCCGGTACCGCTCTACCATCGACCACGAGTCGTCGGAGAATGACGGCACGCCGCCGGCAAGCTGCACGAAGGTGATCCGGTCGAATCCCGTTGCCGTCGCGGAAGTCGAGAGCGCCGTCCGCAGCTGGTCGGCGATCGTGTGGATAGCCGTGCTTCCGGCGTTGTCGTAGAAGATCGTGAACTCGACCTCGAGCGTGTACTTCACGACGCCGCCCATCAGGCGCTCGCTCGTCGCCTCCGCGGCCTGATAGACCATCAGAGGGAGCAGAGCGTCCGCCGGCCCTTGGTTCAGGTAGATGCGGCCTCCGAGCGTCGTGTAGACCGTCGCGCCGGATAGACGAGTCCAGATGCCGTCGAGAATCGCCTTCATTCAGCCTCCGAGGTTGCGGCGCATGGCCTCTGCAAAGAATCGTGGGATGCGCTTCTGAACGGAAATAATGCTCGGCTTGATGTACGGGCGAGCCTTCATCCGGCGCGTGCCGAACTCAAGCATCGGCGCGTACGGGACATTGGATCCAAGCTCGAAGCCCAGCATTCCCTTGCCGCGAATGACGCGAAGGTTGTAGCCGGGAAGAAGCTCCTTGCCCTGCTTGATCGCGATCGTCCAAGATCCGCGCAGGCGGTTCGTGTTGACGGCCGGCGAGAATCCCGGCGCGCTGGCGCGATGGAACCCGGATTCGCGCAGGTTGCGCGCTCGCTTGCCGCGGCCCTTGTTCACGCGGTACAGGCGTCCGGTGCCAGGCTTGCTTAGGTTGCGGACGATGGTCGTCGAAAGCGAAATCTGCGTAGCGACGAGACCTTCCCGCACCGCTGCGTTGAACCGACGCCGCATCTCTGGATTCGGGATGTAGGTCACGGCGGGGAGTACGGGATGTCCGGCTCGACCTCGACGACATCGACCGCCGTCATGGAGAGCCGGGAAGGTGCGGCGATATCGGCAGGCTGCACCGCGCCGACGACGCGCCAGACGCGCGTCGCTCCGGTCGGGATCGCGGTCTGGTCTCGGATCTCGTCGTCGATCCGCACATCGACCGCGCCGGAGAGGTAGATCGTGCCGGCCGTGCGAGAGTTCATCCTGCCCTCGAAGACATCCTGACCCTGCGACGACGGCTGGATGAATCCGGTCACGCTCGTTACGACCGCATAGGTGCGCGTGATCTCTCCATCGGTCGCGCGGCCGATCGTCGGCCTCCAGATGTGGAGGCTCACGCCGAACTCGCGGATGATCGACTCGATGCTCATCGGATCGCCTTGTATCCCTCGAGCATCATTCGCGCCTCCTCCGTCGCCTGACCGGGAGCGCGCAGGCTGTACGAGTAGCCGCCGAGCGACTCGCTGTTCAGGTTCGGATCGCGCTTGCGGCCCTGATAGATCGAAGCAGCGATCATCAGGCAGGCTTGCTCGATGTCGTCCGGGACGGTCGAGTAGCCGGCGGTGTAGTCGATCAGCACGGCGCGGTATCCCGTGAGCTGTCGCCCATAGACCACACCGCGGTCGAGGTCGGCGAGGTAGTCCTCCATCGCCTGATCCGGAGCCTCGAGGTTGACCGTCGCGTTGCGGAGCGTGCGGCCGGCAAAGCGCCTCATGTAGCGGCTCGGCAGGTCGAGCACGACCGAGGCCGTGAAGCCGGCGGTCGCGGCGATCGCCGCCGCCATCAGCGCCGTCGTCGGGTAGGTCGCGAAGGTCAGCGTCGTCGTCGTGTCGGTGCCTGCGGCGACCTGGCGGTAGAGGATGACCGACGAGTCGCCGACCGTGATCGAGACCGCCGGATCGAGCGGAGAGCTCGCCCCGACCGTGATCGCAGCGTTGTAGCCGACGCCGACGAACCGGATGCCCGTCACCGGATACTGACGCAGCGCGAGCCGATCCTTCCCGAAGGTGTCGCGCCACTCGACGAACGCGCGGCTCAGAACCTTGCGCCCGATGTAGCTCTCGACGACATCCGACGCGCGGTCGATCGACTTCTCGAGGATCGTGTCGTCGGTCGACGCGGAGATCCCGAGGTAGCTCTTCAGGTTCGCGAGGCTGGTCAGCGCGTAGGTGTCAACTGCCATCGGTGCGCGGCTCCTTGCGCTTCCTCATCGGCTTCTGCGGCGCGTCCGTCGCTTGCGCGAACAAAGGAGCGGCCGAGACGACGCGCTCCATGTACCCCTTCGCGACCAGGCGATCGGCAAGCACCGGGTCGAGGTTCACGACCGTTCCGGGCCGCAGATCGCGCCGGCCGACGCCAGGCTGGTAGACCGAGCAGTTCCGGAGCACGATCAGTAGGTCATGCATTCCTGCGGCCGTCCTTCATCGTAGAACTTTCCGACATACTGGTGAACCGTGCGGAGCGCGTCGTCAGGCCACGAGATGACGAGCTGGAGGTGACCGATCCGCACCTTCGGAGAGGCGCAGATCCGCAGGCCTTCCGCTGCGGCCTTCTTCCAGAAGTAGATGTCGTCGTCGATCCGGCCCTCGCCCCACTCGCCGCTCGCGTTCGGCTGGCCGACGAACCACGGGAGCGACATCTTGCGGAGCATCTCCGTCCTGATGAGCGTCAGACCGAAGTGCCCGTGCCCGATGTCGAGCGCCTCGCGCCGGAACCATTCGACCGGAGCCTCGCGCATGGGCTTCCGGTTCTCGTCGAGCACGGTCATCAGCACCGCGTCGCGGTCGCGCCCGATCTGGAGCGGACAGAGCGCGAAGATGTCTGGGTTGTCCTCCATGATCTGCCAGAGCCGGATGATGTCGCGCTGGTCGAAGATCGAGTCGAAGTCGATCGTGAGGATGTACTTCGGGCAGTCCGGCTTGTCGAGGATGCCTTGCATCATCCGTTGGAGCGACTGCGACCAGAAGACTCCCGTCGACTTCGTGAACGGGATCTCAAGGCCTGCGACGGCCTGATAGACATTCCCCATCGTTTCCGTCCACGACACGCGCGGGAGGGACATCATCGCATGGATGTCCTTCATCGGGATGCTCGGCATCTTGCGGAGCCGCTTCGTCGCACGGACGGCGATCGTGTGCGGATCGCGCTTCCAGTCGAGTCCGGACGATCCGCCGTCGATCTCGAAGCCGCTGATGTTCAGCAGGTTCAGCAGCTTGTCGCGGTTGTAGATCGACTTCGCAAGACCGCCGCGCGTGAGCGTGCGCTCGGGATCGTCTGTGCCGGCCTTGTACGAGTCGCAGACCTTGTCGAAGTCGGTCACCGCGATCTCGAGCGTTCCGCCGCCGGCAAGCGCGTCGTTCCACCGCCGCAGCAGCGTCACGCTCTCGTCGGACGGAAACTGGTCGAGCACGATGTCCGCGACGATCCGGTCGAGGCTTCCGACCTCGACGCCCTCGAGCCGCGCGTCGAGCGCGGTCAGGATTCTCTCTCTCATGTTCTCTCCTTGAATCAACCCTCGACGAAGAGCGTCGCCTTCACATCGGCGGCGCTGACGATTCCATCGGCCTTTCCGGTCATCACGGCGTAGGCCGCGACATCGGAAGTCGCCGCCGGAGTCACATCGACACGGAGGTATCGCTTGCGTCCGGACTTGTCGATCGACAGGACGGCGCGCGGGAAGACCTGCTCCGTCGCTGCCTGCGCTCCGGCGGTCAGGCTCTGGAACGCACCAAACTCGCTCCATGTGGCCTTGTCGTCGCTGTGGTAGACCTTCAGCGTCGAGAACGCGGCGGTCGACGGCTCCGTCCGGTCGATGATCGCCTGGAGTATCAGCTCGCCGACCGCGTCGTATCCGGCATCCGAGAGATGGACGGTCGAGCCTCCGGTCGCATAGCCGTTCAGCGTCGCGAAGTCGATGAGGCCGTTCAGGTTCACCAGCGTGCAGCGCTCGGTGCGGTTGTCTCCGAGCTGCTTGTTCTGCGCCGCGACGCGCAGCGCGCCCGTCCCGTAGGCAGCATCCGTCGCTTCGGGCTGCTGCGAGACCCACGCGAGGAACTGGAGGTTCGCCTCGTTCAGCCCAGCGGCCTTCCACGCGTCGGTGATCTTCTTGATCTGGCGGTCGAGGTTCGAGTTCCACGAGCCGGGGACGCCCGTGTCGATGTTGACGCCGCCCTGAAGCACGACGCAGACGCGCGAGGAGGTCAGGCCGCTTGCCGCGATCTGGCGGTCGTTGACCTCCTTGAGCAGCAGAGAGAGCTGCTTGTCGGTCACGCTCTCGAGGTTGTTCGAGATGGTCGACATCGCGACGCCGGCGCGATAGTGAAGCGAGCCGACCGCGAAGCCCTTCGTGTTCGGACGGTAGCAGGACTGGAACGCGAAGCCGACATTCCCCTTCACGCCGGCGCTCGTCGCCGTGTTGCCCGTGTAGTAGGCGAAGGAGCAGTTTACAGCACTCGTAGCAGCGTTGGCGGTCACTTCCTGCTCGGTTGCGACCCACGACCAGTTTGCGGCGCTCGTCGTCTGTCGAGAGCTGTACGCGTCGGCAGCGCCGGTGCGGTCGATGTAGATCGAGAATGTTCCGCCGTCTGGCCCTGCGGAATGCAGGACGCGGTATCGGAAGGTCGTGTCGATCATCGGATTGATATTTGGAGCCGTGGAGTCGAGGTACATCCCGGCGAGCGTCGCGTAGTACCCATTTGTTCCGCTGCTTCCCTCGACCCAAAGGAAGTCCGTGCCGCCCTCACCCTCGGGTGCGTAGCCGTTTGACGATGGATACAGAGCAGCAAGGGCAGACGGAGCTCTTTGACTGCCGGCGTATGCTGTGCCCACGCCGTTTGCGTTGCCCGTTCCGGCCGTATCTCCCTCACAGTTCTCGAGGTAGCCGACATCCTGCACGCTCGCGTACCGGAAGCACGGATGGATCATCGTCCCGTAGTTCGTCGCGCCGAGGTTGACGAGCGCCGCGCCGAATCCGCTCACCCAGCCGTAAGCGTTGTAGGCCGTGTTCGAGTCGCCGACGAACAGGAAGTCGATGCTCGCGTTGTTTGCAAGCAGGTCGTCCATCCAGGTTGTGAGCGTCGTCGGCCCGGTGATCGTCGGCGATGTGCCGCGAGCCTGCACGGCGACAGTCGCTCCGGAGAATCCGACCGTGTCGAACTGGAATGACGCGGTCTGGCTCGAGGTCAGATCCTCGGCGACGACGATGCCCGTAGGCCGGAGATTGGATGTTGCTCGCATGGAAACAGGCCGCGCGCCTTTCGGCGCGCAGCCCGTGAGAGAGAGGGATCAGAGGCCGATGATGTTGCCGACATCGGTCGACTCGAACGCCTCGGTCGAAGCCGAGATGCCGTTCGACGGACGCTCGAGCTCGGCGAAGACCGCATGACCTCCGCCAGTCGCGTGCGTAAAGGTGATCTTCAGGTAGCGCTTGCGGCCCTGGAGCGGGATGTTCCAGAGAACCTTCGCGTTCTGCGTGCTGTTGGTCGAGGTCGAGCCAGTCCAGTCCGTGCCCTGCACGAAGCCAGCGAAGGTCGCGAATGTGCCGGTGGCGGCATCCGCTTCCTCGATCTTGTTGTTCGTGCCGGTCGAGACCGTTCCGGTGGAGGAGGAGAGGCAGAGGATCTTCGCGAAGGAGAAGCCCTTCGTGTCGACCGTCGCCGTGACGGCGGAAGCTGTGGCCGTTCCCGTGCTGATGCCGAGGACGACCGTCTTGCTGTTGCTGGGAACCATGTGTGGAAGTCCTTCCGATCAGAGGGTGAGCTTGATGACCGCGCCCGACTCGGTGGACGAGCCGACATTGGCGCAGACGATGTCGAAGCGCTCGGTTCCGCGGACGACGCGCTCGTCCTGCTCGAACGCGTTCAGCGCCGAGTCGGAGAACGCAACCGAGGTCGAGCGACGGTCGCCGAGGTAGCAACCCTGCGAAAGGTCGCCGATGAACGCGAAGGTCGCGCCTGCACCGCTGAGGCTGGCCGACGCAGTCATCACCTGAACGAACTCGACCGGGTAGCCGAAGAAGCGCGGCTGCATTCCGGCCGCGATCTCGGCAGCGGTCACGCCGCCAGCCGACATCGCGAGACGCTCGAAGACATTGTGATAGACCGACTTGTGGCAGTAGATCTTCACGCCGTTGCGCTGGTAGGCCCACGCCGGGAGCTTGCCGAAGCCGGCGTTGATCTCGGCAAGAGTGACGCCGCTCGCAGCGGTCTGAGCTCCGTCGCTGATCTGGTAGGTCGCGTTCGTGAGCGCGTTCTCGAGACCGACGATGCCGCCGTAGGTCGAGGTGCCGTCGCCGAGGAAGCCGCAGCTGTCCTCCTTCTGCGCGAACGAGTACGCGATTTCGCCGGCGATGTCGTCGCCGATGTTCACGACCGCGTCCTCGAGCAGCTCGCTCGAGACGGTCGTGAGAGCCATCAGCTTCTTCGCGACAAGCTGCACGCTGTCGAAGACCTGCTGCGACTCGGTGCCGGCAGCGGCCTCGCCGACGAAGTACGCAGTCAGGGTCGACGAGCGCTTCGGAATGCGGAGCGTGTCGCTCGACATCGGCCAGATGCGCGCGTTGCGACGGAACACGCCGTACTGCTCGCGGAGGGTGATGAGCTCGTTCTCGAACTCGTCAGGCACAAGGAAGCCGCCGGCGCTGTTCACGCCCTCGGTGTGGCCCTTGGTGCGGAGCGCGAGGCCGTTGGCCGCGCACCAGTCAGCCGACTTCTTGTGGCCCATCGCGCCGAGGCACCAGGTGCCAAAGCGGAAGGCCTGCTCCTTGTTCGTGAGGTTCTTCAGCTTGCCGTAGACCTTGGCGGTCTCCCAGGCCTTCGGCTCGGCGACGACGGCGTTCGCGCGCGGCGACGCCTTGAGCTCCGCAGCGACGACTGCGCGGACGCTCTTGGTGATCTCTTCGTTGGTCATGGGGTCTTCCTCCGCCGGCTTGGCGGCGTCCTCTTCGACCGCAGGCGCGGCCGGAGCGATGGTGACATCGAGGGTTTCGGGATCGACCGCGACGCCGTCGGCGTCGACGATCATGTAGCGGTCGAGGATGAGCTTCTTCTGGGCAACGACGCCCGGCTCGCCCTTGACGCGCGCCGCGAGGGTGAGCGCCTCGCGGAACTTGTCGAGATTCATGGTCTGCATGAGCAGATCCTCCGTTGGGATCCGCCTCTTGCACCATCAAGACGCTCTTGCAGGCACTCGCCGTAGGTCGCGTCGCAGGATCAGAGGTAGATAGAGCCGCGCGCGCGAGCGACCTCGCGACGAGCGATCTCCGCGATGCTGATCGGCTGAGGCCTCGGAGCGGTTGAGCGCGCGGCCGGGAGCTCGATCGTCACGACCGTGCGCTTCGGAGCCTCGACGCCGAAGAACTGCTTCGCGGCGACGGGCGAGACGAGACCCTTCTTCACGGCCGTGATGAGCGCGTCCGGGTTCGCCTGGAGCGGAGCGAGCGAGACCTCGAGCAGCTTCCAGCGCGAGAAGATCGTCTGCACATCGTCGCCGTACTTCTTGCGGTCGATGTCCGTCGCGCGTCGCACGCCGCCCGACTCAGGCACATAGCCGACCGAGACCGCGTTGACGATGCCCTGACCGACGAGCGCCGCTGCGACCTCGGGGAAGAACTCGCCGACATAGCCGTCGGGCTTCTTCGCGAAGGTGAACTCGCCGACGATCGCGCGCTCGCCGCGCTTGAGTCCGACGCACTTGCCGACCGGCTTCGCGTAGTCGTGATTCCAGAAGAGCACGGGATTCTGGTCGAACTCGCGGGAGTTCATTCCCTGCGGGATCAGCACCTCGCCGTCGCGGTCGAGGGTCTCCGCGGTGATCGTCGCGGTGAACCCCTTCGCAGTCGCCGAGACCTCGGCCGCGAGCGCCTTCACGATCATGCTATTCATGCCTGCTGCTCCCTTTTGAGCTGCTCGAAGTGAGCGTCCACCTCGGCGTTGATCTCGTCTTGGATCGCTCCGTACTCGCCGGCGAGCTTCGGCTCCATCGAGCAGCGGCAGTTCGGGTGCAGCGGTGGAGCGTCGATCGCCTCGTAGTCGAGGACGAGCGCGCCGCCGTCCGCACCTTCGAGCGTCTCGCCCTTCTGGTAGAACGAGTCGTCGAGGCCGACGGCCTTCGACTCGAACGCCTTCGCCGCGGCCTCGCAGAACTCGCACGGATCGGGCGCGAGAAGCCAAGTCTTGCCCTCGACGATGCCCGTCGACTTCCACGCCTCAAGCTCTGCCTTGCGCGTCGCTCGCTGCGCCTCGGTGCGAGCGATCGTCACGGCGCGGTTGCGCGTTGCGCGGTCTGCGTCGCCCTTCTCGCCTGCCCAGTCCTGCACGCGGCTCGCGAGCTGGTCGATGGTCTCGCCGTCCGCAATGCCGTCTCCGAGGATCTCGCCGACGCGAACGGAGGTATAGCGGTTGACTCCGGCAGCGGCCATGCGAGCTAGGCGCACGGACTCGGACTGCGCGTAGGCGCGAAGGTCGTCGCGCGCCGGCTGGAATGTCACATCGAGGTTCGGAAGTCGTGGATCCGATGGGTCTCCAGATGCTCCAGAAGAGGCAACCATCTTGCCGACCGTGTCGAGGCCAAGCGAGACGCCCTGCGTGATAGCGTCCGCGAGGTACGGCCGGAGCGCGTTGACGAGCTCCGCGTTCCAGCGGCTCTCGCGGAGGATCTTCTCGACCTTCTGCACGGTCGCGCGCGTCGGCCTGCCTTCCTTGCGGATCGCGGCGATGACCTCGGCGACCTGCTTCTCGAGCACCTTCGAGACGGCCTTTCCGATCTCCTGCTCCTGCTCGGTGATCTTGTCGAACTCGCGCTCGGCGTCGCGCTCGCTCGCCTTCGTGACCAGATCAGACCAGAGGCGCTTCGTAAAGACGCGCGACGGCTTGTCGCCGCAGCATCCGCACGACTTGCCTGCGGCCTTGCGCTCGCGCTCGCGGTCGAACTGCTCGACCTTGCGACGCGCCCACGCGAAGCCGTCGTCGCCGCCCCAGCCGTTCCAAGCCTGCCAGCCCTTGCCCTGGTCGTCCCATGTCTCGCCCTGCTTGTCGACCTCGTGACGCTCGAAATACGCGAGCATCCGCCGTATCGTGTCCTCGGATAGCTCGACGCGGTTCGCGAGGTCGCGCGCCCGAGCGATGCCGACCGCGGTCATCCCGCGCTGCGACTCAGGCTTCCGCGCGCGAACCTCGAGCGCTCGGCGAGCGTTGTCGGCGACCGTCTGCGGAGGCTTCGTGTCGATGTCCGAGAGCGCCTTCGAGCGCATCTCCGAGCGGCGCTCGTCGAGGATGTCCTCGAGCGTCTTGCCGTCTCGGCACATCGAGTACGCGATCGCGACGGCCTGATCCTGCTCGTATCCCTCGGCGATGAGCGTCGGGATCTTCTCGGAAACGCAGTCCGCGAGCGCGTCCTTGCGCTCGGGCTGCGGAGCGGGGGCAGGTGTATCCGTCTGAATACTAGCGGTGTTCGTCGTGATGGGATTGAATATCTCGTCGATCTTCGTTCTGTTGATCGTTGGGAATGCTGCCTCAGCGATGGTCTTCGCGGTATCGAGAGGAAGCTCGCCGAGCTGCACGGACTTTGCAAGATCAAGAAGACTCGCAATTTGTGCACCATTCAGAGCAGCAGATGCGATGTCTTCCGGCTGCTGCTGAGGAACCGGATCCTGAGGAGCATCTGCAACCTCATCCGACTGATTCATCTCATTTTCAGATTCCGGAAGTCCGATGCTGAAAGAAGGCTGGATCTGTCCGCCGAGCGGCTGGCCGTTGATCAGCAGGCGATCGGCCATCTCGTCGGCGACAGGCTCGAGGCCTTCGAGCTTGCGCGCCTCATTCGCCGTGATGATTCCGGCCGCGACCGACGAGCGGCGCTTCTCAAACTCGAACTTCTCGTCCTCGACGACTGGCGAGTCATACGCGAGGAACGCGTCGTCCTCGATGCCGAAGAGCGGGAGGAGCTGCGAGTTCAGCGTCTGCTCGTCCAGGCGAAGCAGAGGGAGCACGGAGATTGCCTTCCACGACTGAAACCCGACCGTCGCGCTCGCGAGATTCGGATCGTTCGCCTTCAGCATCGAGACCGGCACGCCGAACACGGCCGCGATCTCCTCGACGATGTCCTCGCGTCCGCCGAGATCCTTCGGCGGGAAGTTCATCGGCTTCAGGTCTATGTCAGCCGTCGCGGTCAGGAAGCGTCCCGTCCGCTCCTTGCCGCGGAGCTTCTCGTCGATCTGCACCTCGAGCCGCTCGATCTCCTCTTGCGACGCGTTGCTCTTGATCGTCAGCAGGTAGTCGGGCCGCGCCTTGTTCTGGAAGAAGGACAGATCCATGTCCTTCACGGCCGCGTTCATCGTCGCCGCGCCCCATGCGGCCTCGAGCTTGCCGAGGCCGTAGTACAGGTCGCCGGGATTCGGGCGCTTGAAGTGAATGACCTCGTCGGCCGCGAAGATCCGGCGCTGGTCGCGCGACGCGCCGTAGAGGTACGCGTCGATGAACTGCGTCTTTCCGGGCACGATCTCCACATACTGCGACGGCATCGACCAGAGCTCGACAGGGACGCCCGTCTGCGAGTCGATGACCGGGTGGAGGTACGCGTTGCCCGTGAGCTCCTGAAAGAGCACGCGGAGCATCGTCGCCTCATAGCCGTTGGTGTACGCGTTCGGCTGATCCAGCAGCGTCAGGACGGGATGCGCCTCGGTGACAACCTCGTAGTCGTCGCCGAACTCCGCGGCCTTCTGCATGACGACGGGAGACGGACGATCGTCGCGCTCGCCGGCGAAGCGCGCGAAGGTCGCACGCGACGGCCGCGCCGTCTTCCAGAGCTTCACGGCCGTTCCGCGAGACCGCACATAGAGGCGCAGCGGCTGGCTCGCGACGGCCTGCGCGTTCAGGTGCGCGGCCGCGTAGATCCACGAGCGGTTCGCCATGACCGCGGCCTGATACGAAAACGGCTGGCGCGCGGCATCGCCGCCGCCGGAGACGATCCGCATCGAGGACTGGAGCCAGCGGTTCGCGTTGAGTGCTGCCTTGATTCGGCTCAGGATCATCAGATGACTTTCAGGAGGAGGGGCTTTCGCTGCCTTCGCGCGAGGACGGCAAGCGCAAGAGCGCAGACGCCGTCGTCGTGCCCGACCGTCGCCTCATACGAGACGGCTCTCCCCGAGTATCGGAAGCCGAAGGCCTCTAGTTCGCTCCGCAACCAACCATCCGGGAAGCGAATCTCGCGAGTCTGAATCGCGAGTTGCAGGCCTTCCATCAGCTGTTGCTTGCTCTGCGAGGTGAACTTGAATCCCTCGGCGCGACGGCAGACCTTGCGGAGATCCTCGACGATCGGATCTCCGACGCCCGTCGAGTCGATCTGCGCCGGCTTGTCGCCAATCATGCGCGCGAGACGCTCGCGCGTCACGCTCCACGGCCCCTGCCATCGGTCGAGCCGACAGACGCGTCCCTCTCCGTCGAGGCCGACCGCGACCGTCCAGTCCTGCGACTTCGCAAGGTCGACGCCCCAGCATTCGACGGCCGTATCCGGCATTGGCGCGATGCACTCTCGGATCGCGTCGAGGCCGAACGGGTTTCCGCCGTCCTCGGCCGGCACGCCCTCGAACTCCTGCGCGAAGACCTCGGCCGGAAGCATCCGTCTCGCGGCCTCGATCTCGCTCGGGTCTAGGTGCGGATTCGCGACCGAGCCGATGCGGAACGCGCGCCACTCGCCTGTTGTGTCGCCCTCGGCCTCGAGATAGAGCCGATGGAAGTCGCCCGTTCCCTTGGGCGTGCCGAGGAAGAGCGCCCGGCCCTTGCGGTCTGCGAGCGTTGCGCGCATCGAAGCGCGCCATGCCTCGAGCAGACGCGGCGCAAAGCCGGCCTCGTCGACGACGATCCGATCGTACGATCGGCCACGGCCTGAGTCGATGTCTTCAAGCGTCCAGAAGTCGATGCTGCCGTCCGTCTTCAGTTCCATGCGCTTCTCGATGCGGTCGATGCGCCGCACGACAGGCTTCAGCGCGCGCTCGAACTCGCGCACGGGATCGGCGAGGTACTTGTACGAAGGCGCGAACCAACCGACCTTTCGGCCGGAGACCGCGTCGTCGATCGCGAGTTGTATGCCGAAGGTCGTCTTCCCCCAGCGCCGGCCGATCTCGAGCACGGAGAACCGCGCGAGCGCGGCGTGCACCTCACGCTGCGAGGGATGCAGGACGGACGCGAGCGACGGCAGACGGACGCGCAATCACGCCGACTCCGAGAGAGCGATCTTTGGCGCGATGCGCTCGATGGTCACGACCTCTTCCGTGATCCTCTGCTCCTGGCGGTCGCTCTGCCCGAGGTACTGCTTGCCGAGCCAGATAAGCATCGTGACATTGCCTTCCTTCGCCTTGTCGTACTGCCATCGGCGAAGGCTGACCCGCATCTTCTCCATGCCTGCGCGCATCTGCTCCTTCGCACGGTTGCGAAGCGTGCGCGATGTGCATCCGACGACCGCAGCGATCTCCTCCTGAGTGCATCCGATGGAGGAGAGCTTCTCGATCAGATCGAGATCGAGCGGCATCTCGCGGGTCGGCTTCTCGGTGGGCTGTCTCTTCATGCGACACCGATCTCCTCGAGCACCTGCGCGGCGCGCTCGATCGTGATCCCGCTCTCCTTGTGGATGAACCAGTCCTCGATCGGGCCGTAGTCCTTGTCACCGATCTCCGCGACGAGCAGGTATCCGCGCCATTCCATCAGCGTTCGGACGAGCTCCTTGCGGAGCGGCCCCTTCTCGTCGCGGTACTCGTCGTGCTCGACGGTCGCGACGCGGAAGCGGTAGTCGGCCGGCAGACGGAGGAGCACCTCGATCGTGATCTCCGGCGGCTCGAGGTCGAGCGAGAGGTAGTCGATCCAGCCCGTGAGAGGCTTCATCTTGTTCCACGACCACGGATGCGCGGCGCGCTGCTCGTGCTCGAGGATGCGCTCGACGCTCAGGAAGTGGTCGGCCCAGTCGCGTGTCGTCGGGACGAGCGCGTCCTTCATGACGATCGCGGTAGGCCGATGCGCGCGGAGATCGTCGTAGTGCGCGAGGTCGCAGAGCAGACCGCGCCATCCGAACTTGCGCTCGAGGACGACCGTGTTGCTGATCTGCTCCGGATGACCCGCGCCGATGTCGACGAAGGTGCCGTCGCGCTTGCCGTCGAGCAGCGCCGCGACGAAGCGATCCTGCTTCATCTGCGAGCGCCATGCGATATCCGTCGTTCCCATGCTCTCTTCTCCTCTGCTATGCGTAAGGGATCCCCAGCGCGATCGCCTCTCTCATCGGCATGACCGTCTCGCCAGGCGCAGCGCACGGCTCAAAGGACAGCACTTCCACGATCTGCCCGTCTCGGATCAGAGCATACATCATCGGATCGCGTAGATCGGTCAGAGCAGCGGTGTGAATCGCGGCGATCCGTTCGGATCGTAGATCGCGCCCGTCTCGCACCATTCGTCCTCGGTGAGCTCGACACCTGCCATCCCGAGCGGGTGATCCCACGGCGCGACGCCGTCCCATGCAGCGATCTGGACGACGACTCCGTCGAGGATGAGTGCGACTCGGATCATGTTGAGCAGATGGTGTGGATGATGGCGTAGCCCGTGCCGCCGGTGCCTGCCGCGCCGCCGGCCGTCGATCCTCGGCCGCCGCCGCCGCCGCCGGATCCTCGAATGCCGTTGCCTCCAGCGCCGCCGGCTTTTGCGTTGTTCCCTGCGCCGCCGCCTCCGCCGTGCCCGTAGCCATTTGAGGAGACGGTGCCTGCGACGCCTGCGCGGCTCACGGAGGTTCCGCCAGCCGAGCCGCTTCCCGTCTGAGCAGAGGTGCCGCTCCATTCGCCGGAGCCGCCCTTGCCGCCTGCCGAGCCGTTGCTCGTAGTCGTTGCGCCTCCGCCACCTCCGCCGCCGGAACCGTCGACGAAGCCGTGACGGCCGGGCGCTCCGGCCGCTCCTCCTGCGCCGAATCCGTTGATGAGCGTCGACCCGTCTCGAGTTCTTGTGGTCGCGTTCGCGCCGCGTCCGCCAGTCGCTCGCACCCAGATCGTCGAGGTGCCGAAGGTCGTGTCGCTCCCGAGCGAGGCATCGAGGCCTCCGGCTCCGCAGGTGACGCTCTCTGTGCTTCCGAGGTCGGCCGCGCGGAACTCAACGATCTGGGTCAGGCCGGCGCATCCGCCGATGCCGCCTGCTGCCGTCGTGCCGGCCTGACCTCCGCCGCCGCCGCCGATGACGAGCACGCGAACCCAGAGCGCGCCGGTCGGCTTCGTCCAGGTTCCGGAGGCGGTGAACTCCTGCACATCGACGGAGAGCGAGCCGCCGCCTCCGCTCGACTGTAGCTGGCCGTTCGAGTAGCTCAGGCCGTTGCCGAGCCTGAAGCCCGCCTCT